TAGATTATTTGATCCATCTTTTACAACAAAGACTGGAACTTTGATTGAGAGATTTGTCAATACTAGAAAATGGGATGTTGAAGATGCTAACAAATGGAAAACATCTGATGACAATAGGTATCATTATGACATTGAGTAATCAATGAAAAGTGAAGAAAGAAAAAAACTTGAGCAACGCTTTGGGATGGAAGTAGTAGTGCTATGCTGTCGTGAGTGGAAGACGCACTACGGAGATGGATATTTCGGTAAATGTGGAATCTGCCATCAATCACCAAAACTAATAGCAGGAAAAAAATGGGATGCTGATATTTGACTTCTTTTCGGGGACAGGTTCCTCAACACAGGCATTTAAGGATGCCGGACATACAGTCATTAGCTTTGAATTAAGTCCAGACTTTGAATCAACACATACTGTTGACATGATGGATATAACAAGTGAATGGCTGTACAATACTTATGGGACACCAGATTTTATTTGGGCATCACCCCCTTGCACTGCTTTCAGCGTTGCATCTATTGGTCATCATTGGACAGGAGGGAAAGGTGCTTATATTCCTAAAACAGAAATGGCTATTCAGAGTCAAAATCTTGTTACGCATGTTAGAAACATAATTGAAAATTTAAATCCTACTTATGGTTATTTAATTGAAAACCCAAGAGGAGTGCTTCGCAAACTCCCTGCTGTTCAGGGGTTGCCAAGAAATACAATTACATATTGTTCGTATGGGGACAAAAGAATGAAACCTACTGACTTATGGGGTGAAGTTTTAAACTGGGAGCCTCGTATTCCTTGCAAGAATGGTGACTCATGCCATGTTGCTGCTCCTAGAGGTTCAATAACTGGTACACAAGGCATCAAGGGAGCGAGAGATAGATCTCGCATTCCTTACGATTTAGGTTTAGAAATCCTAAACTCAATTACAAACAATAGGAAGAAATATAATGAATACAAGTAGAGTCCATTTTACAGCCAGCAGAGATAATTGGAAAACACCAAAACTTTTTTATGCAAAACTTAATGAAGAGTTTAACTTTGATTTTGATCCTTGCCCTCCTGACCCTTCTTTTGACGGTTTAGAGATTGAATGGGGTAACTGCAATTTTGTTAATCCTCCTTATGGCAATGTTATTGCTAAATGGCTAGAGAAGGCTGTCGGAGAGCAGGAAAAAGGTAAGACCTCTGTATTTCTAATCCCTAGTCGCACAGATACTCGGTGGTGGCATAATTTTGTCATGAACTCTGATGAAATTCGCTTTATCAAGGGTAGACTAAAATTTGATGATCAAAAGAATCCGGCACCGTTCCCCTCGGTTGTTGTAGTTTTTAAAGGAAAATAGTAATGAAGCAATTAAAGTATGGAAGCCTATTCGCAGGAGTCGGCGGATTTGATTTAGGATTTGACTCGGCGGGATGGGAATGCTCATTCCAAGTTGAATGGGATAAGAACTGCCAAAGTGTATTAAAAAAACACTGGCCTAGTGTACCCAAATTTGAAGATGTAAGAGATGTAAATGGTGCAGAGTTACCGCCAGTTGATTTAATATCATTTGGCTCACCATGTCAAGACTTATCTGTAGCAGGTAAGCGTTCCGGTCTTGAAGGAGATCGTTCAGGTTTATACTTTGAAGGTATAAGAATAATAAAAGAAATGAGAGAAGCAACTAATGGAGAATTTCCTAAATGGGCAATCTGGGAAAATGTACCAGGTGCCCTCACAAGTAATAAGGGAGAAGACTTCGCAGAAGTCCTCAACCAAATGGCTAACATCGGGGCATTGGCAATTGAATGGCACATCTTGGATGCACAATGGTTCGGAGTCGCACAACGCAGAAGAAGAATCTTTGTCCTCGCTTGCTGGGACTCTTCAGCCATTGAACGAAGTAGCGGAAAAATACTACCTGTCCCCGAAGACAGCAGGGGGGATATTAAGAAGGGCAGAAAGAAAAGGAAACAGTCTGCCAGAACTACTGAGAGTAGCACTACAGAAACTGTCTGGTACGGACAATCTGGACACGCAAAGTGGACAGAAGGAGGAGTAACTCTTGCTGCCAGTGATTACAAACGCCCTGAGAGAAACTTTGTCCTTGAGCCATTCGTAAAGTCTAGAAGAGCACAGAATTCTACTGATGATGAATCATGGATTGATAATGCAGTAGCTCCAACGCTTAATGCATTTGATAATACTGGCGAGTCAAGAGCGACAGTCTTAGTTGTTGATGGTACAAGAGTTAATGATGTTCGTGTTTATGATGATGATATGGTTCCAACATTGAAGCACCGTATGGGTACTGGCGGTGGTCAAGTTCCTGTTCTTGCTTATGATGGTTATAACAATAAGATTACTGAAGATATCTATCGTACAATCCGTACAGGTGTTGATTCAGCAGACCATATTGCAATCCCAATTCAAGGAACAATTATTGGTCGTGCAGACACCTCCGGTCCGCAGGGCAAGGGTTTTGGGGATATTGGTGATCCTTCTTATACATTAGATACAATATCTCAACATGGGGTAATGTCTCCTGAACTTATACTCAGAAGATTAACTCCTATTGAATGTGAAAGGCTTATGGGTTTTCCCGACAACCATACGGCTGTTGATTACACTGGCAAGAAGATTGCCGACACAAATAGATATAAAATGTGCGGAAACGCAATTGCATCGCCAGTAGCCGAGTGGATTGGTGTAGAATTAAAGAAACTAATAGAAAGTGGAGAAGTAAATGGCTGATATTTTTGTAAGCCCTGAACTGCTTGCCCAACATATGGGTGATAAGGCAGATGAATTTATTGAGTGTATGAGAATTGTTCAAGATATTATTGATAATCCAGAGACTTATGTAGGAGCGCAAGCTATCAAGTATGCTAATATATTAGCAGCCTATAGAACAATGATGATTGTAAAATCTCAAGCGTTTAAAAGAAAATCTTCCATTATGAGTGACAACGATAAATTCGTAAACGATATTTGGAAAACTATGTATGAAGCTCTTCAAGAGAATATTAATACATTAAAGCTATCAGCTAAAGGAGCTAATTGAAATCTTTAAATGCACTTCGTTTGCCTAAGCCAACGAACATTATAAAAAAAACTGGCGAGGAACTCGTTGACGAACTAAATAAGTCTATTGATACTTATTTGGAAGCAAGGAACACTCCAGAACAGAAAAAGGTAGGTGGATTCCATCCTAGTTACACAAATCAGTGTGCTAGATATTGGTATTACCTTTTTGAAGGAACAGAAATGACTCCCTCATTTAAACCACAGACTTATCGTATCTTTGATAACGGTCATGCAGTCCATGAAAGACTTTACACTTATCTTCGTGGTATGGGTATCTTAGTAGCAGAAGAAATTCCTGTTACTCATGATTCTCCGCCTATTGAGGGCACTGCTGATGGGATTATTGATCTTAATGGTCATAAACTCATTGAACTTAAATCAATTTCAAATGAAGGTTTCCATTATAGGAAATTGCATAACAAACCAAAAGATGATCATATTCGCCAAGCGCAAATCTATATGCGCTGCTTAGATTTGCCTAGTGGTTTTGTTATATACGAGAATAAAAATAATCAAGAAATATTGCCAATCTTCATTGAGCGTGACGATGCTTTTATTGATAAATTATTCAAAAAATATACAGGGATTTATGAAGCCTTCTTGGCCAAAGAGATACCCACACAGCCTTACAAGCGTAGTTCTGCAAAGTGTGCCGACTGCAATTTGGCTGATAAATGCTGGTCAGGGAATGTTTGAAGGTGAAATAAGGATATGCAGTAACGATTTATGCAAGAAAGAGTTTGTTGCAAAGGTATATAATACAATCTATTGCTCAACCGACTGTAGAAAAGTTGTAACAAATAAAAAACTCTTAGATAATTACTACAGAAAAAAAGAGAATAAAACTCGTAAACGAGTATGCGTAACAGACGGTTGTACCACCGTCTTATCGTCATATAATGATGAGGATATCTGCGAGCAGTGCAAGGGTGAGAGATTCATCCAAAGGCTTGTCGGTTGGGGTTGGGATGAAGAGAAACTCCGTAAAGAAGAGCGTTAGGCTATGCGCTATACTATATAAGTGAGTATTAAAAGCATTGTTGCTAAACAAACTTGGTCAAAGCTTATAGCCATAGATCCGGCCTCTCATTCTCTGGCTTGGGCAGTTATTGATTCAGATAAAAATGTTATTGCTACTGGGAAAATTGATCTTAAAAAAGATAAAACTGAATCAGAAAAATTCGCAAAAATAGCAGATGAGTTGTTAACAATTATAAATAAATACAAGCCTGATGTCGCTGCTATTGAACAGTCCGTCTATATTCAGAATTTTCAAAGCAGTCGTATTATCTCTTATATGATTGGTTTTACTTGGGGATTGCTGTATCAGAATGGAATAAGAACTAGAGATATTAATCCTCTAAGCTGGAAACCGGGCATTGGTTATAAAAATATGACTAAGCAAGATAAGGCTTCTTTAGAGAATAATGGTCAGAAAGGCTCAATTCAAATTAAAATGAAGAATGAAAGAAAGCAAAGGGTCCGAGAGATAGTTTCTATTGCATATGGTGATGATACCCCCGGTATTGAAGATGAAGATATTGTTGATGCATTAGGAATTGCATTATGGTATTACAAGACAGGTGGTAACAATGGGTCTTGAACCTTACAAAGATAAAAGTTTTTTATATGAACACTACGTTACTAAAAGAATGAATCTCACAGATATTGTCAAACTCCTTGAAAAGAATTATAATATCAAGACAAGTCCTCAAACTGTTTACAACTGGTGTAAGAAGTATGAGCTTTTAAAATACAGAGGCAAAGGCCGCAACTTAGGTGCCGGTCGTGCAAAAGTGCCAAGATCTCCAGCCCAAAAAATGGTTGAACAAAGACGCAGAGAGATGCGCAAACAAAATGACTTAAAGAAAAGAGGAAAATTATAATGAAAAGAGCAGTATCTTCTAAAGATATTACGACTTTTGCTAAATTAGATATGGTATATAACCAAGTTAGATTTATTGAAGCAAAGCAGAATAGTTCTGAATCTAAATGCTTAGGCTCTGGAGGGTGTTGTGTAATCGGATTACGCATACCTCTCGCAGAATGTTCTAACATTGCCTTCAGGCTGACGCAGGAATTCTATTTAAAGATGGAGGGGCAAGGTGAAGACTTTGCTAATGAATGGATGCAGGGCGTTATAGATAGCCTTAAAGAAGCAATGCATGATGAAGACTGGCAAGCTGATGGTGAAACCAAACGCCATTGTGCTTTCTATAAGGGTGGTTGCACAATCTATGGATACCGCCCAATGGTCTGTAGAACATTTGGCACTATCACTAATGTTGATGATTATTGCCCAAGAATAAGAAATGCCTATGGACAGGTTGACCACTATTCCGGAGATGGCGTTTCTAAGATTATTAAACAGTTCCAAGACTTACTTCAGGAATATGGTGAGGATAAAGATCCAACATATAACAGCGTTGTTTATATGCCATTAGGAGTGTTAAGTTTTCTTTTAACGAGTGATGAATTGGCAGCTTTATCTGACGAGACTGACCAAAGATTTTGGGAAGGTGTTAGAGGATGGTATAACTATCGATTAACATTCACTAAAATGCATGGATATGATTATAAAGAACTTGAATCATTTGCTACAAAAAATGATGACAAATTGGGTTTTAAAGAAGATTAATAATTTTTATATAAACAAAACAAACGGCCTAATAACTGTTCAAAGAGTGGTATGATAAGAGTATGAATCACCCAGTACAAGTACAAGAAACTTTTGTCGTTTTCTCGCAAACCGACAAGCTCACAATTTACCGAGTTGTTTCTCAGTAAAAGACATAATGGTGAATTGCCTCGCTTCGGCGGGGCTTTTCGCTTTTATTTCTACATTAGTGTGATAAACTATAGATTATGTCAAATATTGAACCAGCAAGCAATTACAGCATGATTGATAAGTTGCGTAAAGTTGAGGAAGTAGGTCTTTTATTTGTTAAAGGATATTCTCACCACGAAATTGCAACACTTCTTTCATTAAAAGTAACCGAAGCAAAAGAGTACATTCAAGAGTACAAAAAAATACTAAATAAGCAGGCTGATGATGACCCTTATTTTCTTGAAAGAATCCAATTTAATACAATCAAAGCCCTTCAGGAATTTGACCAGTTAAGCAAGGAGGCTTGGGAGACTGTCAATATTGCGACAGATCATGGAATGGTTCCGGCAAGAATTCAAGCACTTAAATTAGCCTCAGAGATTGCAAATAAAAAAGCACAACTTCATAAATTAATGAGTGGTGTTTCTGGCGATAACGATTACATTGCCCGAATGCAGAAGGCTGAGAATGTTAATCAGATTCTTTCTAAGATTTTGAGAGATGTTATATCTAAGTATCCAAACATTGCTGATGAGGTAAGAAGAGAACTCGCTGTAGCCTTTGACATTATGAAATCTGCAGATGAAGATATACAAGATGCAGAGGTAATTTCTGACACAGAAAACAAGGTCACCGAAACAGTCGCCCATAAAGGTGTAAATGATGTCTGATTTTATGGGTATGAATTTAGATTTGGCTGACTTTGAGAGATTGCTTAGCAAAGATGAATTCACTATGGAACCAGTATCAATAGAACAATTTGTTCAAGATCAACATTACCTTGGCTTACCACCATTATCGCCTATTCAATTAGAAATTGTTCGCCATTCCACACAAGTTTTTAAAAAAACTACATTGCAACATTTGATGGGGGAACAGGAAGGTTCAGACTATTACGATAAATATACTGATAACGAAGTAATCTGTATGTTAGGAAAAGGATCTGGTAAAGACCATTGCGCTCGTATATCAATGGCTTATACGGCCTATCTAATGCATTGCTTAAGAGATCCTCTTGGTTACTACGGTAAAGCAAAAGGTGTGTATATTGACTTGCTAAACCTTGCTGTTAATGCACAGCAAGCGCAAAGAGTTTTCTTTGAGCCTTTCAAGAACTTATTGCTAGGTTCTCCATTCTTTAATGAAGTTGGATTTGAGCCAAGAGTTTCAGAAATCTTTTTCTTTAGTAGACCTGTTAGATGCTTCTCTGGTCACTCTGAAAGTGAAGGTTGGGAAGGTTATGAAGTTATGACTATCATTTTGGATGAGATTGCAGCTTTTAAAACAGATGTGGAATTAAAAGGAGAAACAAGATCAAAAGGTTCTGCTTCTGCTATTTACAATATGAGTAAGTTATCTGTTATGTCTCGTTTCCCAGAAGTCGGCAAAGTTATTCTTTTGTCATTCCCTCGCTATAAAGGTGACTTTATTCAACAGAGGTATTTTGATTCTAGAAATAATAAAGAGCCAAAAACTTGGTCAATGAAAGCTGCTACTTGGGAAGTTAATCCTACGATTAAGAGAGAACAATTAGAATCAGAATATATTCGTAATCCTATTCAGGCTAGAGCTAGATTTGAATGTGAACCACCGAATATGGAAGATGCATACTTTAGAGATGCAGATCAAGTTAGAAAAGCTTTTATGTATCGTGAAGATCCTATGAATGAAGATGGAACTTTTAAAAGTTGGTTTAATAATAGTGATGGGCATACAAGATTTATTCATGTTGACTTAGCATTAAAGCGAGATAGGGCTGCTCTTTGTATGTCACATTGTGCCGGTTTTAAAGAAATTAAAACCTCTATGGGTGTAGAGCAACTTCCTATTATTAATGTTGATTTAGTTTACTCTTGGGAAGCAACGGTTGGTGCTGAAATTAACTTTGCATCTATTAGACAAATGATTGTTGATTTGCATAGGAAATTTGATGTTGGATTAGTTACATTTGACCGTTGGCAATCTATTGAAATGATTCAGAGTCTTAGAAGTATGGGAATTAATTCAGACTTTCACAGCGTTAAGAAAACCGATTATGATACATTAATGTCTTGTATGTATGATACAAGATTGCGTGGTTATTGGAATGAACTATTAGTTGAAGAAGAACTTCTCAAATTAAAACTTTATGGAAATAACAAAATTGATCACCCTTCTACTGGCTCAAAAGACTTGGCTGATGCATTAGCCGGAGCTGTGTATAATTCTTTAGATCATGTTGCC